CCTAATAAGACTTACAAAGGACTTGTAATCGAAATAAAGACTGATTTCTCAAAGGTTGTAACTAAGTCTGGAGATTTGCGTAAAGATCCACATGTTCAGGAACAACTAAAAACCTTAGAGAGATTGCAAAAGTTAGGATATGCAGGTCTATTCGGATGCGGATTCGATCACATCAAAAGTCTTTTAGATGAGTATTTTAAACAATAAAAAAACACAAAATGCGAGAAATTAAATTTAGAGCATGGAACACAGAAATGAATCACATCGTATTCCCATCGTTAGAGTTTGGCAGAGAAATATGGCCATGCACATACAAGCGGATTATTAAAAGTGAAACAAACGAAAATGGAGATAATGTAGAGTTTGTTTTGGAATTAGTTTCAGTTGACCATATTTTGCAATCCCCCGAGTTTGAAGTTATGCAATACACAGGAGTAGAAGATTTTGATGGAAATGAAATATATGAAGGCGATATTGTTTTGCCAGTAAAATTTAAAGATATTCCTAATGTTGTGGAGTTTGTTAACGGAGGATTTTTTAGAGTTAAAATGCATGGTTCAAAAAAATACTACAATCCTTTAGGTAATGCAAATTTAAAAGTAATCGGAAATATTTATGAACATCCACATTTAATAAACAAAAACCAATAAAATGACACGAACTCAAGCACTCGCAAAGCACCTGTTAGCAGGTAAGTCGGTAAGCATAAAAATAGCTTACAACTATTTCGGAATCAGTAACATAAGCAGGGAAGTTATCCGCTTAATTGAAAGACCTTTCAATGTAACATTAACACGTACAAAGATGTAAACAAAAAGTTTCTTAATTTAGCAACTGATGTGTAGCGCCATCATTTATAACTTTTTTGCCCAATGGGATACTGGAGTGCGCTACCTCCTTTATTCCTGCGGGCATTTTTAATTTATATGAAAAAAGATGCTTATTATTTTCCTCATTTTAGCAATGCTAGGAATGATTCTAAAATTTTAAAATTAAGACGGATTTTAGGTATTGAAGGTTACGGTATTTATTTTATGTTGCTTGAGATTTTAAGAGAACAAAGTGAATTCAAATTACCTTTAAATGTAGTGGATGACTTAGAATTTGAATTTAGAGTTAGCAAAGAAAAAATAAATTCTGTTATTACGCATTTCGAATTGTTCGAAATAATTGATAATAAGTTTTTTAGTCCTAAACTTATGCTATACTTACAGCCATATATTGAGAAAACAGAAAGAGCAAGATATGCAGCTAATAAAAGATGGCTAAATATACAAATTGATGCAAATGCAGATGCAAATGCAGATACAAATGCAATGCAAGGAAAGGAAAGGAAAGTAAAAGAAAGTAAAGTAAAGAAAGAAAAGGAAGTATTTACACCTCCATCTTTAGATGAAGTAAAACAATTCTTTACTGATAACGGATATATCAACGCTGACAAGGCATGGAACTATTACAATGACGGAAACTGGAAAGACAGTAAAGGGAACCAGGTATTGAATTGGAAGCAGAAAATGCGAGTAGTATGGTTCAAAGATGAAAACAAAAAACCTACCGATCACCTAAAAATAAGCATGGAAGATCAGTACCGAAGAGAAAGGGAACGTTTAATCGAATTAAATAAATAACATGACAAACCTACAACCTCAAGCAAAGGATGCTGAAATAGCCATTCTAGGTGCCATAATGATACAAGATGGTAGCTTTGATAAAGTAGCAGATATTCTTACAGTCGAATCATTTTACTTTACAGCACATCAAAAAATCTTTGCTGCTTTCTGTAATCTAAATAAAAAGCACTATCCGATTGACCTAGTAACTGTTAGCGAAAACCTTAGAGAAAACCATGATCTCGAATCAATTGGCGGAGCATACGAACTTGTCAAGCTTACAAACTCAGTAGTTTCTGCGGCTAATATCCTAAATCATGCCAGGATAGTGCATGAAAAATACATACTAAGAAAGATCATAAAGCTAGGATCTGAATTGACATCCAAAGCATTAGAAACAGGTGCAGATGCTTTTGAGCTTTGCGACTTTGCAGAAAAATCAATCATGCAGATTTCAGATGTGAATCAGAATGAGATGTTACATATTGGCCATGTAATGATGCAAACACTAAATAAAATCGACACATGGCGCAAAGCAGGAACCTCAATAACAGGTGTTAAGTCTGGATTCTCAGAGCTCGACAGGGCCACAAGAGGTTGGCAACCTGGTGACCTTATTATCATTGCCGCCCGTCCATCTGTAGGTAAAACAGCATTCTCACTTAACCTGGTCCTAAATGCGGCTATGTCTGGAAAGGGTGTAGCTATCTGGTCGCTCGAAATGAAAGCGCCTTATTTGGCTCTTAGGATGCTTGCATCTCAAAGCTCTGTTATCCTGCAAAAATTACAGATAGGTAAACTGGATGAAACAGATCAGGAAAAGATTAACGAAGCCGCCCAAAACCTAAGTAAGTACAATATCTTTTTTGACGATTCGAACTCAGTTAATTTAAGATCATTGAAAGCAAAAGCTAGAAGATTAAAAAAGAAACATGATATTGGATTGATTGTTATTGATTACTTACAGCTGATGCATGGTGAAACAAAGAATAATCGTGAACAGGAAATAGCAACAATAAGCAGGGAACTTAAAAACCTAGCTCAGGAATTAGAGATACCAATTATTGCTCTGTCACAATTAAGCAGAGACGGTGTTAAAAATAGCACATGGGAAATTCCTCCGCCAATTTCATCATTACGTGAGTCAGGAGCTATCGAGCAGGATGCTGATCTGATTTTAATGCTATGGGGTGCAAATGATGCTGAAAGAGCAAATGATACAAGTTTCGATTATAAGCGCAGGATAAGGATCATGAAGCAAAGAAACGGAATGCTTCAAACTTGCGACCTAGATTTCCAGAATGAAATTCAGCTTTTCAAAAGCATGAATGAAACTACTAATAAAGAAGTGCCTTTTCAATTTTAAACAATAAACCTTAACAACATGAATTACAAAGATTTTCTAAAAACTAAACAAAAACATCATATTACTTCAGGATTTGATGTTAAAGAATTGAACAATAACCTTTTTCCATTTCAGGAATTTATTGTAAAAAGAGCTTTAAAAGCTGGCAAATATGCAATTTTTGCAGATTGTGGATTAGGTAAAACTTTGATGCAATTATCATGGGCAGAACAAGTAGCAAAACATACAAATAAACATGTATTGATTTTAGCACCTCTAGCAGTAAAAGGACAAACAATTAAAGAAGCTCAAAAGTTTGGAATTGACATTTCAAACATTGAAATATGGAATTATGAGCAATTAGATAATTTAGATTGCTCAAAATATGCAGGTATTGTATTAGATGAAAGCTCTATATTGAAAAACTTTGAAGGTCAAATTAAAAAGCTAATAATTGATAATTTTAAAAATACACCTTACAAATTAGCTTGCACTGCTACACCATCCCCAAATGATCCAATGGAGCTTGGTAATCATTCTGAATTTTTGGATGTAATGAGCCGAAATGAGATGCTTGCAATGTATTTTGTGCATGATGGAGGGGAAACAGCTAAATGGAGATTAAAAGGTCATGCAGTTAAATTGTTTTATCAATTCATAGGATCTTGGGCAATAATGTTAAATAAACCACAAGATATAGGATTTGAAATGCATGGTTATAATTTGCCATCATTGAATTTAATAGAACGTGAAATAAAAACAAATAAAAGAGATAATGGTCAATTATTTAATGATGCTATTATTTCTGCCACAAATTTTAATTCTGAATTAAGATTAACAAAAATAGAAAGAATAACTGAAGCAGCTAAATTGGTAAATGATTCAGATGAAAACTTTATTATTTGGATAAAACAGAATGAGGAAGGTGAAGAATTAAGAAAACTAATTCCTGAAGCTATAGAAGTTAAAGGTTCTGATAGTCCAGAATATAAAGAGAAAATGCTACTAGGTTTTGCAAATAATGAATTTAGAATTTTAATTACAAAAACTAAAATAGCTCAGTTTGGCCTTAATTATCAGAATTGTAGAAATCAGATATTTGCAAGCTTAGATTTTAGTTTTGAAGGATTATATCAAGCTATTAGACGATCATATAGATTTGGTCAAAAAAATGAAGTAAACATTTATTTAATAACTACAGACACTATGGCTAATGTAAAACAAGCAATAGATACTAAACAAAAACAATTTGAAATTATGCAAAATGAAATGAGCTTAGCAATAAATGCTAATCTAAAAGGTAACATAATGACATCAAATAATTATGATATTGATGATGAATCAAATGAATGGTATAGCATAAAACGTGGTGATTCAGTTCAGTTAATTAAACATCTTAAAGATGAAAGCATCGGATTAAGTGTATTTAGTCCGCCATTTGCAGAACTTTATACTTATTCAAGTCATATAGAAGATATGGGTAATTCAAAAGATTATAATGAATTCTTAACTCAGTTTTCTTTTCTTATTAAAGAATTGTATAGGGTAATGATGTCTGGTAGAAATGTAGCCGTTCATTGCATGGATTTACCAATTCAAAAAGGTAAAGAGGGATTTATTGGATTAAGAGATTTTTCAGGAATGATATTAAGAGCTTTTGAAGATGCTGGATTTATTTATGCATCAAGAATAACTATTTGGAAAGATCCTGTAGTTGAAATGCAAAGGACCAAAGCATTAGGATTATTGCATAAACAAGTAAAAAAGGATAGTACAATGAGCAGAGTAGGAATACCTGATTATGTAATGATTTTTAGAAAAGACGGAGAGAGAAGCAATCCTGTTACTAATACAGATATAAGTGTAGATTTGTGGCAGAAATACGCTTCTCCTGTATGGATGGATATTGATTATGGAAATACATTACAGGGATACAGACAAGGTAGAGATGAAAATGATGAAAAGCATATTTGTCCTTTGCAATTAGATACAATTGAAAGACTTATACATTTATATTCAAATAAAGGAGATACTGTTTTCACTCCATTCATGGGGATAGGATCAGAAGTTTTTCAAGCTGTTAAAATGGATAGATTAGGTATAGGATTTGAATTAAAAGAAAGCTATTATAATTTAGCTAAAAAAAAATATGCAATCAATTACTGAATCAAAAAAACAACTTACATTATTATAAAACATTGCCTTTTATTATTAACCAACGTGAAAGATGGACAATAATGGTAATAAACATCGAGCTGTTTCCCGTAAGATCAGCAGCTTGATTTTTTAACAAAACAAAATAAACAAATGCAACTAATTAAACCTCAACGCAAATGCGTTAACCTATTCAACAGAAAGAATGATCCAGATGCAATCGTAAGCTTTTATTATTGCCTTAATGAAAAGATGCTAAGGCCTAAAAGAACCTACAGAATATCAATGCGTAACTTTTTTTATAAGACAAAACTGAAATGGCAATACATAAACTTCGGTATCGAACATGGCTCAATAGTATTTTTCGAAGGAGATAAGATAAGCGGATACAAGTTTAACGCTGCCAGGTACGTATGTAATATGTCTTTGATTGAAACTATATGCGATGTTTATGGCATCAAAATAAAAGACAAAGGTTTCAATGTTAGTTTCAAATGCGATCAGGTAAATGATAAAATGTGGCGACTTATTAAGATGTAATGAATCGATTACAAATTGTAACTAACTGAAATACAAATCAGCTTCAGCTTCTCTTCGTGTAATTAAACCTTTCAACACTTTGCCACCTGCCCTTGTCCATCTCATAAATTCATTTCGTATGGTGGCATCGCTAGGATTAGCATTTACTTTTTTAAGTAGAGTGCTTTTACGAAAATTAGTTACACCTACATTGAAAGCGAATGATGTTAATGCACCTAGCTGATTATCGTTTATTTTACTTTTAACAAGACCTCTAACACTTATCTCAAATTTCATTACTATATCAAACAGTAATCTGTCAGCTCGATCTAAGGTAATTTTATCTCCATTTTGAACTTTACTACCATTCTCGAAAAATGTAGAACCATAGCCGATGGTCCACACCCCTGCGGGACATTTATATGCTTCCAATCTTAACCCCTCAAATTTCCTTATTGTCGGTATTCCTTTGTTCATATTCTTTAATATATTTTCTAAGCTTAGATTGAGCTGCAAAGATAATCCTAAAAGTGTTTTTCTTTACAGTATTTATGTCTTCCATCTCATCGTCATAAGTCCTATATTCAGCATCTGAAAGCTCCGCAAGTGTTGAAAGAACTGATAAAGAGCTATCAATAATCTGTAGCAATTCATTCTCATTCCATTCTGTAAGTTCCTGCAATGGTATTTGATCGCTCATAAAACTTTGCCTTTATAGATTCTGTAATTCCTTACCTGGAAATCTTTTTTGTTGTCTGAAAGGTCAACTATTGCCATTCCATGCGACCACTTATTTAGTGGCATATAGGCAGGATTCAACTCACAAAGGCAACCTAGTGACCACGTAGTAACTATTTCGCCATTCATATCTGTTTCAGTATGTTCTGAAGTCTGGTGATTATGGCCCTGCATTGCTGAAACCTTACCTTTCATATAAAGACCGCGCGCAATGTTTACAGGACTGAAAACAGATGGGTATTCGTGACCATGAATAATGTTAAGCTTGTTAGCTTTTATTATTCGCTTTTCTCCGATTACATCCATCCCGCGTTCCTTTGCTTTTAGCAGATTCTCAAACTTGAATTCTGGTATACCTAAAAGCTCAGGTGCCTTATGCATTAGGTAGTGTTCGTATCGCTCATCATGATTTCCGAGTTTGTAATAGATCTTTGCGCCAAATTTCTGCAACACATCTAAGAACTCATTTACCGCCTGTAATTCGTGTGCGACTGATCTTTTTCTAGGATCTTTCATAAACCTGGAAAGGCCATAAAAATCAATCGTATCTCCGTTCAAAAGTATCGCATCTGGTTTCTCTTCGCTGATCTTATCAAATGCCGCCGTAAGCGCCTCGATTGAATGATAAGGGACATGTATATCGGAAAGGACCGCTAATCGCTTTGCCTTAATTATAAACGGATCATATTTAGCTTCCTCTGATTCTGGCAACTTCCAAGGATTCTTTGACCGTTCCTCTGACATGAAAAATTCACTTTTCTCAACTTTCTTTGTTAAATTATTTTTTCCCTGCTTTCCCTCAATATATCTAAGCGATGCCCTAGCACGTTCGAGATTATTAAACACCTCTTTGTTTTCTTTGTACATTATCCTGGCAAGTGTTAAGGTAGGCATTTCAAGACCATACTTTTTTCGGTATTCTTTCG